GGATAGCCGACGCTTTCTCTCGTGGGTTGCAGAGCAAGGTGGCCCCAAACACGAGTATGGCTTCCGTGAAGAACTCGTGGCCTCAACTCTCAAGCGCACCTACGACAAGATAGCCCCGACCGAGGCGTTCCCTGACCGCGCATCCGAGCTTATCGCCGAGGTAGAGCGCAAGGAGTTAGCCCGCGTCGAGAAGTCCGAATGGTATGAGCGGTTTGCGTATATCCAAGACGACGAGAGCTTTTTTGATATGGAAGACCGCCGTGAGATCAGTCGGTCGTCGTTCAACGCGCTGTTCCGTCATGTCTCTTGCAAGTCCATCCACAACGGTCGCCGCATTGAGGCGTCCGTGTGCTTCGACGAGAACCGCCAGGCTATGGGCGCTCGCACCTTGGTCAGCGTCACCTACTCAGCGGGCCAGAGCGTCCTTGTTACTCGCGACGGTCTGGTCTATGGCAACCGTTGGCGCGATGCGCGGCCTAACCGCTACGGCACCGGCAGCGTCCAGCGTTGGCTTGACCATGTAGCGGTGCTGATCCCTAACGACGCCGAGCGCGAACACGTCTTTAACATGATGGCGTTTAAGCTCCAGAACCCCGATGTCAAGATCAACCATGCCGTGCTGCATGGCGGCGACGAAGGCTCTGGCAAAGATACGCTCTGGGCGCCGTTCATCTGGTCGGTCTGTGGGCCGGATCTCCGCAACCGTGGTCTGGTCGACAACGACAGCATTTCGTCGGCGTTCTCGTATCACCTTGAGAGCGAGATCCTTATTATCAACGAATTGAAGGAGCCTGACGCCCGTGAGCGCCGCGCTCTGGCTAACAAGCTGAAGCCGATTATTGCCGCGCCGCCTGAGACGCTGTCGATCAACCGCAAGGGCTTGCATCCATACGACATGGTCAACCGGATGTTCGTGCTAGCGTTCTCGAACGATCCGGTGCCGATCAGCTTGGCCTCACAGGATCGGCGTTGGTTCTGCATCTGGTCACACGCCGAGCGGATGGATCCCGACGAGGCTGCATCGCTCTGGGACTGGTACAAATCAGGCGGCTATGAGGATGTCGCAGGGTGGCTGCATCGCCGTGATGTGAACGCGTTTAACCCGGCGGCTGCGCCTATGATGACCGAGTTCAAGATGAACTTAATTGAGCAGGGCATGACCATCGCCGAGAGCTATATCGTCGACATGATCCGCACCCGTGTCGGCGAGTTCGCCAAGGGCGTTGTCGCGTCACCGCTTCATGCGCTGTGCGACCGTCTGGCGGGCGGTATGCCGCAAGGCACCAAGGTGCCACAGGCGGCGTTGCTTCACGCTCTTAAAGAGGCAGGATGGGTTGACATGGGGCATTGCAACTCAGGCGAGTATAACACTAAGAAGCACATCTGGTGCGCTCCTGAGTACCGCCACAGGCCCAAGTCAGAGCTTCGCCGGATGGTCGAGCCTGTCGCCAAGGATAATATCATTGAAATGAAAAAGACCGCCCCGTGAGGGGCGGCCAAGTCTGGGAGGGTCAAATGTCGAGCAACGCTGACATGACAGTGACTAGTCCTATCACAATTAATCCGGTGAGCATATCCATATCTTTCTAGGCATTGCGCCGTGGCGCTTGAGGGCTGCGGTTAGGGCTGCGCGGGTGATACCCATCCGCGTAGCCGTTTTTGTGAGCGATAGGCCGCTGTGCAGCATCCCGTGGGCGATGCCGATACGCTCAGGCGTCCATCGTTCGTTATGTACTCCAATTGGTTTCACCTCAGATGCTCCAATTGGTTGTGGTCGGCTATGCGCTTGACCTCGGCTATCAGGCGGTCGTTTTCGCGTTGCAGGGGCTTGATCCACGCTAGGACGTTGTCGAGTTGTCGTTCAAGCTCGGCAATGCGCTTGCGCAACTCTATGATGTGGTCGAGGGTGACAGAGTCAGCGTGTCTCATTTGTGCAGCTCCTTGATTAGGTCGAGCGCGCCCTGCGCCTCAGTCTCCGGTCGGGCTAGGCGAGCGTAGCCGATCACATCGTCCCAGTGGTCGGCGTAGTCGGGGTTGCCGGACAAGATGCGGGCGATCTTTAGCGCGATCATTTCGAGGGCTTCGGCTTGCGCGTCCGAAAGGCTGATCCAGTTCGGGCCTGACTTCATCGTGTCCTTCAGGGCTTGGCTTAGTTTTGCTGTTGAAGGGTAAGAGCCGTGGGTTCGTTCGCGGTTTTGAAGTAAAGATGTGGACAATATAAACTCCTATAAATAGCCACAGAATGGCGGTTAACAATTCAATATATGGCATCTAGGGCAGCCGCACGGGTATAATGGTGTGATAGGCGGCCTCTGGCGGTCAAAGCCCGCCACTTGCCGTGCCAGTGCGATCGGGAGATCCAGCCTAGGGCGTTGCCGTTTAGGTCGAGTATCACATAGGTGTCGATGCCGTCCGGTATTATTCTCATAAGTCACCTGTTCTGTTCATAGGGTTAAAAGGTTTAGTCAAGCCGTGTAAAATGGTCGTGTGGTCTCGGTTCATGCGATAGCCTATTTGCGGTAGCGTGTAGCCTAACCCGCGCAAGAGATGGTAGGCCTCGATGCGAGCCGTCACTAGGTGCCTATGCCGCCTTGGCCCTATAAGTTGGTCAATCGTCAAGTTGTGACGCCTGGCAACGTCTCTCAAGACGTATTTCCATCGCGGCCCTATAGGCGTGTCGGCCATTGCGTGGGCTTCACGCATGAGCGGGCCTAGGTCGACGGGTGGCGGTCGGTCGGGCTCAGGCGGTCGGTCGGGCTCAGGCGGTCGGTCGGGCGGTCGCCCGGCGTGTAACCTAGCCCGCACGGCTTTATAGTGCTCTTGCAGGTTCATCAATTAACGTCTCCTCTATCCAAGCCATTGCGGTACATATTTCATCCCATTGCGCGTCATGCGCGGCATCACCTTCCGGGTTGACGTCTCGCCACTCCTCTAGGGCGTGCCATATCTCATAAATCCAAGAGGCTTTATCGGCGTGCGTTAGTGTCATTTAAAAAGCTCCCATACTTCACGCGCATCGGCGTGGTGCTCTATCAATAACCGGTAGAGGTCATGCCGCATCGTGCGAGCGTCTCGCCCGCGCTTGGTACGGTCGATTTTACGCCACAAGCGCCGGATCAATTCGCGATTGCTATCGCCCGCGTGAAGGTTAAGACGGCCATATGTTCCCGACCACATTATTCTGTTTCCTTTTCTATGATCCATATTTCGGCCTCGCAATTGTCGCAATCGGCGTTATCGTATAGCGTCGACAAGCGCCACTCTTGCGTGCTTTTATCCCATTCAACGCGCCGTTTTTGCGTGCTTTCATCCCATGTAGCGCCGTCAGGATATATGTATTTAGAGCCGCAATGGCTGCAAACGAAAATTTTCATAGCATTTCCTTAAGCTCTGTTTTGATTGCGCGGGCTTTGTCACCTTTCCAAGTCGCGGCATTAGCTAGGAAATAGCGCACGATTGATCGGGCGTTGTCGAGCCCGTAAGCGTCATCTATGCTTTGCAAGCCTCGCATGGCGTTAAGGTACGGGACAGCGCCGAAATAGGGCTTTGACCAGTCCGAACGGATATCGACGGCGATTTGATAGAGTGGTCGCGGCTTAGGATAAGCGGCTTTAATAATCGCTTGCATTTCAGGCGATACTGTAATTTTGAGCGTTTTCATAGTTTACTTTCCTCTACTGTTTGTTACGTTTAGGGCCGTGGTCGTTAATGACAATGGAAGCCTTGGCCTTGGCTCCCAAGCCGCCGCAAGCGCGGCAATCGACGCATGAAGTCTTGACGCCCGCTTCCTTACTGGCAGGGCAAACGACTTCGTTATTGATAGCCTCATGGGATTTTTTGACGCGAAACGTGCGCCACCCTTGCGCTTGTGCCTCTTGCGCTTCGTCGACGCTATCAGCGCTCGCCATGCATAGAGTTTTAAACGCTTGGAAGCGCTTCCATTGATGCGTATAGCCGTTGTGTCCCTTAGTCTTAAGCGTAGCGGCCCGCCACACTTGAAACGGCGCGGCCGCCGGATCGCCATAGGTGCCAAGCCGGAAAAACCGACCGGCGAATAGCTCAGTTGATTGTTTAGCGTCAATCTTAAGGTAGCGCCCGCGATGATATGCTTTCCAAGTCGACAAAGGCGCTTGGAACACTTTGACGTAGCAAGAGCCGCCATTCGCGGGCCTGTGGGTGCAATCTCCGCAAATCGAGGCATCGTCGCCTGTCTTAGTCGCCTCATGCGGCGCAATGTCCTGTCGCATGATGAAAGTCTGAACCATAGCGCCGGTTTTACCGTTTTTGCTATCCGTGTTGATACGATTAGCAATTACGACGATCGGCGCGCCGTCGATCATTGACGGCCCTTCATATAGAATGACGCCAGCGTGATCTTTAAGATTGATCATTGGAAAGCCTCCCAAATAGTGCAAAGGATAAGCGCGATAAGCGCCGGTATGATTAAAAGCTGGTATGAGATGATAAGGTCGATCATTTTTGAGCTTTCCAAATTGCATAATCGTGCGCGTCATAAAATGCCAAAAAACCGCCGTATACTTTGACAATGGCAACCGCGCTTGGGTGGCGGCGCTTTGCGCCGTTGTAGCTTTTAAGGTGGACTAAGTAACGCATTTTAGTTTCCTTTCGTTTCGACATGATCGAATTACAAAAGATATCCGGCGGATACAAGTTATAATAATGCATGGCAGGGTTGCAAAAAACGCATGGATTTT